TCTCACCGACACCTTTGATTGATTCAAAGTATAGTACTTGTAATTCTACCGTAAACTCCTCTATTGTGTCAACTGTTTCATAAGATAAATCAACCTGACTGATTTGTGTTGGGAAAACATCATAGAATCTGTAACTTCTTAATGTAGATCCGTCACGATCAAGTTGATGAACATAAGCATCTTCCTGATAATCTGCTGGATTATTAGTACCAGTAGCATCAGATAATCTATTAATTGAGTTCATCCACTTCTCAAAAGCAGAACGAATTGAAAAATCAGTATCGTTAATAACTGTGATAGTCCATGTATCGAATGTTCTATCTCCTGCTATTTTTAAAATTCTTCCTCTAAAGTTAACATCAATTGGAGTAATGTTAGAAGCAGGTAAGGCAGCTGCCTTAACTAAGAATCTTGCCTTATCCTTCACATCGTTGTCGATTGCGATTTCCTCTGGGAAAGCAAGTTCGACTTCAAATAGATTCGGTCTTGCACCACCACCAACTAACTTACTTTTAAAGTCAGTGATTCTTCTTAAAGGTGGTCTATTAAATTGGGTTGCCATTTTCTTTAATTACCTCGTTAAACAGAACCGACTACTTCCTCGAATGATACACCTGTTCGTGTAGCAACGAAGGTTAGACC